CCGTCCCGTCCCAGAACTTCGCAGCATCTCCCGCCGTGAATACCAAGCCAATTTCGTTACCGGCAAACGAAGGCGCAAGAGTGCCCGCAAGAGTGCCCAGAACCCCGTCAGCCACGGAATAAACGCTGGTCGAGTAGACCGCGAACATATCCCCATCAAGGACGCCTTCGCCACGGAAAAGCGCCCGGATAGCGAAACTCCCTCCCCATGCCGACGCCGTGTAATATTGCAGGATCGGACGGGAAATCAGCGCAAACCCGGTCGGCTCGGTGCGTGACTTTTCCGCCACCAGGTTGATTAGCGGAACGGTCGGCAATCCCCCGGCGCTGCGCTCTGCAGTGCCGGTCAGAAGCCCTAGCGCTGGCATCAATAATACTCCGAACCGCCGCGATCATCGGGAAGGGTGGCTTGCTTGATCTGCTGCAATCCCCGCGCTGCCATGTTCGCAGTCGTAGGCGCGACCTGCCTGCCGAACTGCTCGGCAATAAGCACCCTGAGATTGGTTTTGATCGCCAGAACGTAGGCGTCGGGAGTATAAAGCGTGTCCGTCAAAAGAATGGGCAGGCTCACACCCACATCTGCCCCTTGATCCCGCCATGTGGCGATCATCCCGTTGAGCCATTCCAGCGCGTCCGCCTTTTCGTCATCGGTCGCGACCTCTCCGATTCCGACAATCGGACGAAGCGCAAAGTCGATCACATCGCCCGCCGTGGCAGAAAACGCATTGCCCGGCCCGTAGACTGGAATGTAGAGCGTTTCCTTGAGGGTTTCCCCAAAGGACGTGTCCACCGTAACAGCAATGGGATAAACATTGCCCGCTGCGCCACCCGAGACAAAGAACTCGATTTCATCGCCGTCTGCGCGGTCGCTTTCAATACCTACCGTGGTGGGGGTGAGGTTATAACTGCCGATCCCGTCGCCATCAGCAAGGTCCGGCTTCCACGAATACATATGGATCGCGCCAACGGGCTTGGCAGTCAGCGTGATAGGCATCTAGGGCCTCCTGCTTTGCACGGAACGATTGCGGCGCTGCGACCTTGCGGCGGGGCGATACCCTGCAAAACTGTAGGTCTTGTTGAACACTTCCAGTCCGACATTGCCGAACTCAAGCGCATAATCCTGCCCGTCGAATGCCAGGGCTGGGACCGTGTAACTCATCGCGACATCAGGCACCGAAAGCGCATAGCCCACACTGTCAACAGACAGGGCTACGCTCCCATTGAAGGCAACCGCGCCGAACCCAAGCACGTAAGCCGAAGTCGAGACAGGAAGCCCGATCTTGAAGTTCACCGCTCCACCAGTGAGGGTGAACGACGCGCCAGTCACTGAAAGCGTGTAGTTGGCAGGGTCTGGAACCTCCACCCGCGCCCATGTGATAGCAGCGCCCCTGCTCCCCCCGGTTCCCGATATCGTGACGATGAAGCGAATGCGAAGATCGTTCCAGTCCGTGACAGATGTAAACAGGGCCGATCCGCTCGCTGCCGTAACAGTGGCCCCCAGCGTGTTCGATGACGGGCTTGAATAAATCAGCGTCCCGCCCTGATAAATCCTTGTCGTAATCTCGACCGTCTGCCCGTCGCTCTTTGCAACAGCCGAAGAATCGCACTTGAACGCCCTGAAAGCTATCGCCCCGATTGTGCCGTCCGGCGTCACGGGATTGGTGAGGCTGACCTCGTAAACCGCCGAAGAACCCGCCGTGGTGCGAACAAAATCCGCATCACTGTAAGGCTCTTCGTCAATGCTCGCCCACGTTCCCGCTGCGATGTTCGTCCTTGTTATGTCCCCATCGGCGTAGAGATACTGGGTCATGCCAGGGTGATTGTGCTTGCCGCGAAGTCGATGGTCAGCGTTCCGCCAGTGGTCAGGCTCACCGCTGAACCGTAGTCGATGTACCCGATAAGCGGATCAGCGGGTGAAGTGGGCGTGTCGTTATACAGATAGACGTAGCGAAATGGACCCACGGCGCCGGATGCCGTCAACACAAGGTCTTGCAGCGCCAGCGTGTATGTCCCGCCGGATTGCGCGGAACTGGTCGTGGTGACGTTGCGCGATGACAGATTGGTGTAGCTGATCTGCGTCACGTTCGCCAGAATGCAGGCGGTGGTCGCCCCCGTAGGCGGCGTACCCTCGGACCCCGGCGCGGTGTTGCTCAGAGCTACCGCAAGCTGGTTCGATCCGAGATCGTGAACGCCTTCTGCCAGATGTTCGACAAAGCCATTCAGTTTCGTGAAAGCGGCCATTACTCGCCCTCCAGCTTGAGAATTTCCTCGATCAGGCGCGGGGCCTTCATCATGTGGTGCGGCTTCTTGCCGGACAGTTCCTCGTAGCGAAGCCGCAGGGCCTCAAGCTCTTCGTCGGGATTGTCGGGCAGGCTTCCGCCCTTGCCGTCAACGCCATCGTGATCGAGCGGATCGACAAGTTCAAAATCCGGGTTCTTGAGCAGCCGCGCGCCAATCGGGTCCGCAGCGTCAACCTCAAGCGGTTCCCTGCCGATGAACAGATACGGACCCATCTGCAACGTATCGCGTCCGCAGGTGTAGTCTCCGATGAATTTCAGGCGCGGCATATGCTTCTCCCAAAGAGAAAGGGGCGAGGTTTCCCCCGCCCCAATCCGTCATGCGATGTAGTAGTCGATGATCATCCAAATGACGCCCGTGCCGCCGGCAGCAGCGACAGCATTCACATCAAGCTGGATGTCGGTCGGCACCGTGAAAGTGCGCGGCCCGGTCGTCCACAGATCGTTCTGAAATGCGAAGTCGTTGTTGGAATCGCCGGTCCACACACCAAGATTGCCGTAGCCATCCTCGTCTGCGAGATCGACGCCGTTCGCAGCCCAGCCAATATCGATGTCGAGCGTTTCCGTGCCCGTATCGATGTCGGTCGCCTTGAGACGGCCTTCCACAACAGTCGCCCCGGCAGGAAGCTGGAGCATCTTCACCACATCGCTTGCCGCAAGGGCAGTCGTGATGGTGAACTTCGCGGCCACCCGGTGAACCACGCCCGAAGGGACGATGCCCTGATAGACGAGGTTCTGGGCGTACTGGTCGCTGTAATACGTAGCCATGTCAGTTTCTCCTTAGACTTCGCCAGCCGAAAGCACGGTGGCGGGGCCGACAGTTGCGAAGAAGCCAGACACGACGCCGTTATCCTTCAGATCAGCGGTGTCGGTGTTGCCCGAGCCGTAGATGATCTTGCGGATGCCGTAGATGCCATCGACAGCCACGCCCTGCTTGTCACCGTAATCCATCGTGTCGGTGACAGTCTTCCAGCGACGACCCCAGGCCATTGCCAGCGCTTGAGCGCCGCACAGGTAGACAGGGGTAACTTCCGTGGTGCTGGAGTTGCCGATATTGGCCCAGATCGGGATATTATCGACTTCCTTCACGATGCAGCCGTTCCACAGGATATCGCCGCCCTCAAAGAGCTTGGATGCCTGCATCTCAACCACGGTCGATGCCAGGACTTCGGTGTCCAGGCTGTCGCGAAGGTCCTTGAACGCGAAGGGATTAGCAAACGCCACATAGTAGCGGCGACCATTCCCCGGATCGCGCATCGGTCGGATCTTCGGGCTGCACGTTTTCGCCGCAAGGATCATGCTGTCCAGACGGGCGAACGTGAAGCGATCATCGGTCGTATCGAGCTGGCCAAGGTCCGCCGACATGTCCGAACCGCCAGCGCTGCCGCCAACGGAATAGGCGCCGAATACGGTGCGGTCCTTGTTATCGACCAGCCAGGTGTCAGCAATGGTGCTGGTGCGCGAAGTGAACTTCGTGCCGTTCAGCGAACCCAGTGCTTCAATGAACTGATCGCGGGTGAGTTCCGTAGCCCAATCGAGCAAGCGAGGCTTGGCCTGATTGCGCAGCGAAACCGCGCTCTTCACTTCCGACATCTCCGCCACACGGACGGCGTTGCGGTACTTCTCGATGTAGATGCGCATCGAGCGGGTGGACATGTCCTCTTCGTTGCCTTCGAGAACGTCCGTGCCGGTGGTCGCCGTGTTGGTCAGGCGATTCACCAGCATGATGGTGATGGAATCGCCCGGCTTCTTCGTCAGGTCTTCAACAACCTGAATGACCGAGTTTTCGTTGGTGCCCATGAGGGGCTTGAACGGCCCTTCCTGGAAGTATTCGACGTTGAACTTGTCGTCCCACTGCTGGGCAACGACGCCGGTTGCGGGGGTAGTATCCGCCATGGTGAATGTCCTTCAGATGAAAGACCGGCAACCCACGAACTATGCTATTTCAGCATGTCCGATAGGGACGTGGGTCCTGCCCATGACGGGCCGGATCGCGATCCCATGTTGCGTTCGGTCGTGAGGGTGGGCGGGAGTCCGGGGCGCGCGGGAGCCTGTCCCTGCATTTCCGCCTGAATTTCCGCTCTGATCTGTTCGCGCAGGTCATTGACGTTGGTGGACCCAAGCTCTTTCAACGCGCGGGCGTTCGAGGCGATTTGATACGCCTTTTCCCACGGATGAGGGTCGCTCAGGGCCTGTTCCCGCAGTGCGGGGTTCTGTGCCGCCAGTTCGAGAAACTCGGCTTTGATATCCTCAAAGTCCGCGTGTTCCCGGCGCGCAAGCATCTCCGATGTATTCAGGGTTGCGTTGATTGAGGCCGTCTGCACGGCCTGCTGCACCACCTGGTTACCGTAGTGATTGAACGCTCCGTTCTCGTCTTCGAATACCGAAGGCGGAGGGGCTGGCGGGTTATGCAATGACTGCAATTGTTGTTCGAGGGCGCGGATTCGATCCTCAGCCTCTTGACGCTTGCGACGTTCTGCCACGGTGGCAGCGCCGTCGAACTCGTTCGCAGGTGCAGGCGGCGCACCCTCTTCTTCGCCCTTCTTCGCAAAACGCCCCTTTTCATCCCTTATCCGAGCCTCGGCTTCCGCTTCGGTTTCTTCCGGCAGGGTGGGGATTTCACTCGGTTCGTCGTTGAGCATTTCGTCCAAGCTGGTCTGGTCCATATCGTCCTCGCTAACGCCCGTTGGAGACGGCGGCTCTCATGAACGCCCGATGCCCGGCGACGGCTTTATCCCCTTAGGGGAATGTCAATCGGCTACCTGTTCCACGCCGATGCGAATGGCGCTGACAGTCCCGTTCCACTCCCGCAGGAGGATCGCGACAGCCTTGCCATCTTCGATAACTTCAACCTTTTCGAATTTAGGAGCGCGCTTGACCTCGACCTGTTCAACAATCATCGCCCAGCCCCTACCCGCGCCGCGTCCATCACGATCCCGGCCTGCGTTTCCTGCGCTTCGGCGGTCTTCTTTGCCGTGTCGGCCTGCTTGTTCTCGACCTCAGCCTGCTGAAGCGCGAGTTGAAGCTGCTGCATCAACTGCATCATCTGCTGCTGCTCCTGTGAAGGTCCGGCCTGCGCTTCTTTCAGGATCTCAAGCAGTTTGCTCTTTTCCCTCAGGCTTGACGCAGCCACGAGGAATTCGAGGAACTTGGGCGTCTGTGCGATCTGGCCCAAAGCAGGCGCCATGTTCACGATCTCGGTGAACTGTTCCGCCGCTGCCGTGGGAGTGTCGATGCCCTCGTCCACCAGAATGTCCACATCAAGCTCTGTAACGCTGTTCTCGACCGCCACGACCTGTTGTGAGCGCGGGTCCTGAGCGAAAGCCTCCAACATAGCCACGGCCTGCGGATCGGCCTGTTCGACGTTCTCAGGGCCAACGCCCAATTGCTTCGCTGCCTGCTGCAATGCGGTGACGGGACGGTTCAGGCCAACAAACTTCAGGTTGTTGTCATTGTCCGTAACCCTGATCCAGCGCTCCCCGGTCCAGAACTGCCGAATGCGGCACCACACCGAACGATACACCGCCATGCTCAACACACGGATGCAATCGAGGTAATTCGCCGCCTCGTTCATTCCGGCAGTCTGCTGCAAGCTAATGGCGCGACCCGATTGGCTCGAAGTATCCTTGCCTGCCAAGGCATTGTTGAAGCCCGAACGATGAATGTGCTGGCGCGCATCCTGCATCAGGTTCAGATTGCCCATCAGCATGTCATCGTTGCGCAGAATATCGACATCACCGTGTTCACCGATGAACACACCATCCGGGCGGGACAATTCCTTGCGGACAGTATTCGGATCGGTTGCTACGTTAGGCGAAACCCGAACCTGCCGAGTGCTGGCGAGGTGCAGCGACTTGGACCGACGCTTGTTCACCTCGTCCTGCGGGGAAATCATCGAACGCACTTCGCCGTAGCGATTGTTGTCGCGGTCGATATATAGGCTCACCGCCTTGATCGGGCATTCAGGAAGGTCTTCTTCCCCGATATACGGGCTTTCCATTGGGCTAACCACAAACCCGCCCTTGGTGAAGATGCAGAACTTCCACGCGCCTTCGTTATAGTAGTGCTCGCACAGCCTTACGCGGCGGCGGCGGTAATCGGCCCACAGCCCATATTTTGGCTTGTCGTCATACGTTTCCGAATCCGCTGCGCTTGACCATGTTGCGGTCAGGACATCGCGCGCCTCGGGGTATTTACGTATGGCATCGTCAAGGTCCATCCAGACCACAACACCCATGAACTTGGCGTCGGCAAAGTCGAACTCGCTCGATGCGGGATCGTAATAGAACCTGTCCCACGGAACACGGCGGATATCGGGATCAATCCCGCCCTTCGTCTGCTTGACGCCCACCATGACGGCACAGGTGCCTTCAATCGCCAGGTCCTTTGCGCAGTGGGAGCGCTTGTCGTCCCACCGGCTGTCTTCGCAGACATAGCGGATGGCGTCGGTTGCCGACTTGGCCGCTTCCTCGTCATCGGGGTTGCGAGGGAATGCCTTAGGGTCTTTGCGGGTCTGCTTTTCCAGCCCCAGCATCGTGTTGACCTTGGGCTTGATCTCGTTGAACACCACGGGGGGCTGACCGCGCTTCTTGAGCGCCTTTTCCTCGTCCGGCGTGAGCTGCTTTTCGTCGTAATAGTCGCGATCACGTTCGCACAGCGCGCGGTTGGGGCGCGTTACGCTCTCTGCGTCCTCGAACTGCTGGCACAGCTCCGAATGCGAAATCTCGGTGTCTTCAACAAGGAAGGCTACAGCACTTTCCATGATGCCTCCTCTTCCCTGTCGTCTTTGTTCCAGCGATCACGCGGCTTTTTCGCCGTATCGGTCTTCACAATCGCCGGGTGAGCCATGTCGATTGCCCGCCCGATCAGGCTGGAGCAGTCCACATCATCGTCATTCTTGCCTGCCGGAAACACCAGGTGTTCGGCAATGTCGGCGCCAGGCTCAAAGAACACGCGCCCGCTTGCCGCCATTGCCTGAAAGCTTCGCGCTCTCGTCGGTTTGTCGTGAACGCTGGGCAGCCATTCCATCCGGCAATAGACGCTGCGTTCACGCATTCGGCGCTTGAGCATCGGCTCGATTGCCTTCTGGATCACACCGCCTTCACCGAACCAGCACAGCGGCTTGTATTGCTTCACCAGGTCCAGTTTGCTTTCGATCCACTCGTCCGAAGTCGTCTGACCTCGCCAGCCATCGACACGGTACACATCGCCATCAGGGCCAATTCCCCAAACGCGGTGCACAGTGTAATCCCCACCGCCATCGGTAACGGCGTAGTCGCTTGTTCCGTAGTACCTCAGCGTCGGCTTTGCGTCCATGTCTTGAACCATTCGCGCTTGAAGAACGTGCCTTCGTCTGGTTGCGGGCGCTGCTGGTACAGGGCTGACCATTCGCGCGGGCCGATTGTCGCCTTGATCCTGTCCAGCGTATCGACCGGATACCATTCCGGCCAAAGCGCCTCGCCTGTTGCGTCGATGGCGGGCAGATCAAGTATTTCCCATTGCTCGCCGTCCTGCTCAAGCAAGCGGCCTGCCAAATCATCTTCATGCCAGCGAGTTTGCACCAGAATTATGGCCCCGCCCGGCATCAAGCGGGTGTAGAGCGTCGATCTGT